ACTTGGATGCAGAAGTTGAACTTACCAGCATTCTGTCTGAGCAAATTGCACTTGAGATTGACAGAGAGATTCTGAACGATCTTATTAAAGGTGCAACGGCTGGAACTTATTACTGGTCACGTTCACCCGGTCTCTTTGTTGGTCGTCAGTCCGGACTTGAGCTTGGTGCTACCTCCGCTTCACCAGATTTCACCGGTACCGTTTCCGAATGGTATGAAACTCTGCTTGAGACCGTCAACGACGTGTCAGCACAGATTCACCGTAAAACTCTGCGTGGCGGCGCTAACTTCTTGGTTACTAGCCCCGAAGTTGCAAACATTCTTGAATTTACCGCTGGATTTAGAGCTTCAGTAACTGCTGATGTTGATAAAGGACAGGCTGGTGCACTCAAGATTGGTGCTATTAGCAAGAAATGGGATGTTTATGTAGATCCTTACTTCCCCCGAAACGTAGTTTTGGTTGGTCGTAAAGGAAACAGCTTCCTTGAGTCTGGCTATGTGTACGCACCCTATGTGCCACTGCAAGTTACTCCCACCATCTTTGGTACGGAAGATTTCGTACCACGTAAAGGGGTTATGACCCGATACGCTAAGAAGATGGTACGACCCGACTTCTACGGTCTGGTAATTGTTCGAGGACTCCTCGGAGAAGAGGGAGCTTAATCATTCATTGAATGACAAGTAAACTTGATCAAATGAGCCCACCTTTTCTAAGGTGGGTTTTTTTGTTTGTGAATCTGGATTTTAAAGAAACAGGATACTATTTATAATAAAAGATAAAAAGGCAATCGCCTAGATCAAAAGGAGATTTTATAAAATGGGTAAAGTAGCAAGATCGGCTAGAGTTGCAAGTCGACAACGATTTGAGGCACTAGGAGATGCAGACAAAACAATTGGAAAAGCAGAGACTGGTGAAGTATACGCCTTAACTGTGGACTTGACAACTAACCGCACACTTACGTTGCCGGCCCCACAAGATGGCGCATATTTTAAATTTATGATTATGGCCGACCTAGATGGTGGTAATCTCATTATTCAGAGCGCGTCTACTGCTGATTATATGATTGGTGGTATTTTGCACCAAGACAGTGATGGCACAACCGCAAACTTTGTGCAGGCCGCAGCGAGTGATACAGCTGATGTCCTGACTATTGTTGGCTCAAACGATGGTGCTCAGTTTGGTAGTTGGGTAGAATTAGTAAGTGATGGAACATATTGGTATGTCACCGGAGTCGTTCACGCCGATGAGGCTCCAACAATTGCTTAATTAATCAGCTCTAATTTATTTCAAGTATCAAACCCCACGTTTTTTTAGCGTGGGGTTTTTTGTTCGCTATAGACTATTTAATATTAAACCTAGGAGAAGAGTTATGGGTAAGAAATCTAGAATGAGAAGATATCCTAAGAAGTACGGAAGAAAATTCGCTAATCATCCAGTTTTTAAAGCTAGGCATGGCGAATCTAAGTCTGCACCGGCGCCGACACCAGAAATTATTGAAAAACCAGAGCCCAAAATAGAAGAAGTGGTTGCACCGGTTGCTCCCCCTAAACCTGAAAAGCCTGAAATCAAACCGGTCGTAGAAGCGCCTCCTGCACCTGTTAAAGAAGAGATTGCACCTAAAAAGCCATCTACACCTGCTCCTGCTAAAAAAACGCCTTCTAGGCCACGCAAAACAACTCCTCGTAAAACGACAACCCGTAAAACGACCCCTCGCAAAACCTCTACAAGAAGCACCACCAAAAAACAAACAAATGAATAAGTTGTAGTTATTTCAGGAAGATTAGCCGGTCTCCAACTAATTATATAAAATGATTTAAGATAGGAGGCTTAAACGAATGGCCATTCCAACTTTGAGCCCTAAAAGTAATAGTAGTAAGTCAATACTTTCGCCAACTGGCTCATCGGCAGAAGTTACATCTACAAATTTGCCTTTTGGAATTTATGCTACCGGAGGCAGATTGGCTAGCACAGATTTTGTTTCTGGTGCTGTCGATCAAGTTTCTTATACCTATAGAAAATTAGGTGGAGACGTATTAGACATAGAATTAAAAACACAACAAGTTTATGCTGCATATGAAGAAGCAGTTTTAGAATATTCTTATCTTCTTAATTTGCATCAATCAAAGAATTCAATTTCAAGCTTTCTTGGAAATACAACAGGTACTTTTGATCATCATGGAGAATTAGTATCAGGATCTCCATTGTCATCTAGTTTAAGTGGCACTGCTGCTTCTTTAAAATATACTAAGTTTGAGTATGGCTACTCTAGAAGAGTTGGTCATGGACATGCCGGAGAGCTTGGATTGGGCGATGTAAAAACAATCTATTCTGCGTCTATAGACATAGATGATGGAGTTCAGGATTATGATCTGCAAGCGATCATTGCCTCTGCCTCTTCAGATAGAACTGATTTACCCCATCCCGGTGGGAAAAAGATAACAGTGAGAAGAGTTTATTATATTTCACCTAGAGCTATCTGGAGATTTTATGGTTATTATGGGGGCTTAGGTGTTGTAGGTAACTTGATGAATTATGGTCAATATGCCGATGACTCGACATTTCAAGTTATTCCTGTGTGGCAAAATAAAGCGCAAGCTGCCGGTTTTGAAGATGCTATGAGAACTAGAACATCTCACTTTTCTTATGAATTGAGAAATAATAAAATTAGGCTCTATCCAGTTCCTGATGAAAATGGGCCCACAAAATATTGGTTTGAATTCCAAATGTCATCTGAACCTTGGGAAGAAACTAATGATCGCAAGTATGGTGCCGGCGGGGTAAACAACATGAATAGTTTGCCTTATTCTAACATTCCATTTAAAAACATAAACTCAATTGGTAAACAATGGATTCGCAGATTTGCTTTGGCGGTGACAAAAGAAATGTTGGGGCAAGTTAGGGGCAAGTTTTCAACTGTTCCAATACCGGGCGAATCAGTTACACTAAATTTTGCAGAATTATTGTCCCAAGCAAAGGAAGAGAAAGATCAACTAAGGGATGAATTAAAAACAATTCTAGATGAAATGACCTATGACAAGCTAGTAGAAAAGGAAGCAGGGATCTCAGAAAATACAACAAAGCTTTTTGATGACGCTCCAATGGGAATTTACATAGGATAAGGAGTAACACATGTCAACAAAAAATAAGTGGGAACAACCTGCAAATCCGCCACCTCCTCTTTTTACCGGACAAAAAGAGAGAGACCTAGTTAAACAAATCAATGATGAAGTTATAGAAAGAGTCATTGGTCAAACTATTATATATTACCCTATTGACATCGAAAGAACTAATTTTCACAATTTGTATGGAGAGGCAATAGAAAAAACCTTCCTTCCACCGGTTAAAGTTAACGCAATGGTCAAGTGGGAATCACAAGCTACTACAACAACAAACTATGGAATCGAAAGGCTCCAAAACATTTCAGTTCTTTTTCATAAAAGAAGATTAACTGAAGATCAAGATTTGTTTGTTCGTGAAGGTGATTTTGTTTTGCATGATGATTTGTTTTATGAAATTGTTACACTGACCGAACCTAGATGGCTTTTTGGAAGAGTAGAGCATAGTTTTGAAATTCAGGCTACGTGTATTAGAGCTAGAGAGGGATTGTTCAATGCCGGATAATAATACATTCGATAGTGATAAAAACAGGCGTCCAGATCAAGTTCTAAGCCCTAGGGCAAAGCGCATCTGGAGAAAAGCACAATTAATTGAATTACAGCCATCAAATTTAGAGAACATTGATGCGTCTATTTATGAATGGCTAAATGAAACGCTAGACATTCATTGTACAAAGAATTCTGGCTGGGAGAAAGTTCCAATTATTTGGGCCGGAGCAGAAAGAACGCTTCAATCTAAAAGAAGTCCTGATGATAGAAAGCAAGATGGCTCTTTGGTTTATCCTTTGATAACCATCGAAAGAACATCTGTCGCAAAAGATCCTACTAAGAAAGGCATTTATTATGGAAATATTCCTCCGACAGATGATTATAGACAAGGTTCTTTGGTGATTTCAAAAAAAATAAACCAAGATAAAACAGCTAATTTTGCCAATGCTGATGCCAGAAGGTTTGGCGGAACGACTGATTCTCCTGTAAAAAAAGGTGTGGTCAACTTCAAGACAAAGAGAGGGAATAAAAAAATCGTTTATGAAACTTTGTCAGTTCCAATGCCCGTGTATCTGGACATAGAATATTCCATTAATCTCCGCACAGAATATCAACAACAAATGAACGAAATAGTCCAACCTTTCATGGTGTATACCGGCGGGATTAATCATTTTGTGGTAGAGCGCAACTCACATCGTTATGAGTGTTTTATTCAAGCAGATTTTACCCAAGATAATAACATTTCATCAATGGCCGAAGAAGCAAGAAAATACGAAACAAAAGTTACTATTAAAACTTTAGGTTATGTATTTGGCTCTGGTGATAATCAAGAATCGCCAAAAATTACTAGAAGAGAAAACGCAGTTGAGTTTAAAATAGCTAGAGAAAGAGTTATTATGGAAGACACCCCAGAATACGTCGATGCATCCCGAGCTAAATATCGAAGTTGATTTTTCTTTTGAAAGATTCGAATACTATTTATAAATAAAAGAATATTCTCATTTTTTTAAGGAGAAACGCAGAATGTCGTCAAAAAGATTTAAATTTGTTAGTCCGGGGGTTTTCACCCGTGAAATTGATCAATCCCAAGTGCCACAGTTGGCAGATGGAATCGGCCCAGCAGTTGTTGGGTTAGCTACAAAAGGCCCTGCCTTTCAGCCAGTTGAAGTTAGCAGTTATAAAGAGTTTGTAGAGACTTTTGGACCTACTTTTGCAGAGGGCGGATACTATGATACATGGAGAAACCCTCATTATGCGGCGCCTTATTATGCAGCTTATGCCGCAAAAGCTTATCTAAGAAACGGTGCACCCCTCACATTTGTTAGACTTTTGGGTGATAGAAATACACGTTCAAATAGTGTGGCGTCCACTAGTTATGCCGGTTGGAGAATTAGTGATGAAGGTGCTACTAGCAAGACAAATACTAACGGTGGTGCTTACGGTTTATTTATTTTTCCATCAAGCTCAGTAACAGAAGTGGCAGACCTACAAGATTTAGCTGACGATGTTACAGGTTCGCTAGGTGCAATTTGGTATTTAAATGAAGGAACAATAGGTCTTAAAGGGGCTCCAAGGGGCCTCTCAGCAATCAGCGCTAGTTCAGCCGGTACTTTGGTCACATGTGGCGCCGGATCGGGTGTCGCTGGTCCTGCCGGTGAATGGACCGTTACAATTAAAAACAGCTCAGGCGTTGTACAAGAAACAACATCATTTAACTTTGATAAAGACAATCCTAGATACATTCGTAAAGTTTTTAATACAGATGCTACCAAGCTCAATAGTACTATTCATGATACTACAAAGACTTATTTCCTAGGAGAAACATTTGCTAGTCACTTGGATAGCGTAATTAATTCAACATCGGCTTCCGCTGGAGACCTTGAAGCATGTATTCTGGCGATAGAGTCTGGCTCTTTCAATGGAGATGATTTCAGAACTGGATTTAAATATTCATCTACTGGATGGATTTTCTCCCAAGACACCGGAGAAGCTAATGATTTTACGCCTGATGGAATGCAGAAGTTGTTTAAAATCCACTGTCTGAACGGTGGAGAATATGATCAGTCGAGTATAAAGATCTCAATTGATAACATCAATTATTCACAAAACCCGGACGCAAATCGGTATGGAACTTTTGATGTAGTTGTTAGGGACATACAAGACTTTGATCACAAAAAAATTGAATTAGAAAGATTTTCAAACGTTAACTTAAACCCAAGATCTCCCAGATACATTGCCAAGATGATCGGTGACATTAGTTACGAATGGGATTATTCAGATCGTCGATACAGAGAGTTGGGTAAATTTCCCAATAATTCAAAATACATTCGTGTAGAGATGAATGAAGATGTTGAGAAAGCTGCGGTTAATGCGGAGTTTCTTCCCTTTGGCTTCTTGGGGCCAAGAAGATATAAAACAATCGTTTTCATGAGTGGGGCTCATGGGCCAGTGGTTAGAGGTGGGACAGTTTCTGCTTCTGCCGCAGATGAAGTAAACTATTGGGTTAAGGGTGGCTCGGACATTCCAGAAACCCGTTATGGAAATGTTTCATCTCAAGACACTAAGTTTTTGTGGGTTGGAAAAGACTGTGGATTCACGGGCTCAGTTTCTTTCCCTGCGATTCGCAACAGAGCCGATAGTAGTGACGCTAACTTGAGAAAACCCACGGATGCTTATTTTGGATTTGACACCAGAAAAAGTCAAACTAGTGCACAGCCAGTCTTTGATCTGGATGTTGTTGATTTGCTGAGATTGCAACCGCCAAATGTTTCTACAAATTTGGATACTTCGCTGCAAAACTACTTTAGCTTGGACGAGCTGGGTTCTGGAAGTTTAGGATCGGAAACGGCATTGGCTACATGGCTTTCTGGTTCGAGAGCCTTAAGAGACTCTACATCAGGTTCTTTTACTAGGGTTTCTAGCTCCTATAAAGAAGTTCTTGACAAGGGTTATAACAAATTTACTATGCCGTTGTTTGGCGGGTTTGATGGACTTAACATTGAAGAGCGCAATCCTTTCCGGAATAATCAATGGACAGCAGCTTCAACAGAACTGACCAGTTACTCTTTGAACTCAGTTAGACGTTCATTGGATGCACTTTCAGATCCAGATGTTGTAGATTTTAACCTCTTGGCAGTTCCCGGAATTACAAACCAAACCTTGACAGATAAAATGATAAATGTTTGTGAACAACGTGGCGATGCCATGGCTATCATTGACTTGGAAGGTGGTTATGTGCCATCAACTGATACATCAAGCGCAGAAACAAGCAGAAAAGGAACAGTGACCGCAACTGTTGACACTGTTAAGGCTAGAAGATATAACACCAGTTACGCGGCCGCTTACTATCCATGGATTCTTATCAGAGAGGAATTAAATGGTTCTCCTGTTTGGGTACCCCCATCAGTTGCCGCACTGGGAACAATGGCTTATACCGAAGCAGCTACTGAACTTTGGTTCGCGCCAGCCGGATTTAATCGCGGCGGACTTTCTCAAGGGACTTCAGGTTTAACTGTTTTGAATGTAAGAGACAAACTAACTTCTGATGACAGAGACGAGCTTTATAGGGTTAATGTTAACCCAATTGCTTCTTTCCCGGCAGAAGGTATTGTAATCTTCGGACAAAAAACACTGCAAGCAACGCCAAGTGCTTTAGACAGAATTAACGTTCGAAGACTTCTGATTTTCCTTAAAAAGAGAATTTCAAGGATTGCAAACAATGTATTGTTTGACCAAAATGTCAAGGAGACATGGGACAGATTTAAAGGCATTGTTGAGCCCTTCTTGGATTCTGTGAAAAACAGATTAGGACTGGCAGAATATAAATTGGTCTTGGACGAGACAACAACAACACCTGACCTGATTGATAGAAACATACTTTATGCAAAAGTATATCTGAAACCTGCTCGGGCCATTGAATTTATTGCACTGGACTTCTTTATTACAAACACTGGTGCTAGTTTTGAAGACCTTTAATTAAAAAAAACCTCAAGGGTAAACTAGTTATAGAAAACCCTTGAATACAGGAGATAAATGAAAAATGGCATTTTGGACACAAACTACTCCCGGAACTAGAGATCCGAAACGAGCTTTTCGGTTTCTATTGCAAGTGCCCGGTATCAATCAGGCTTGGGCGGTAAAGAAAACTAACAAACCTTCTTTTACCATCAGCGGAATTGAGCATACTTTTCTAAATCATAAATTTAAATACCCCGGCCGAGTGGAGTGGAACGACGTAACAGTAACGTTGGTTGATCCAATTGAGCCCTATGATTCAACATTGGGCGTCGTACAATGGCTGGCAACAGCCGGATACAGAATTCCTTCAATTGGAACCACTAATGCTCCGTACACGCTGGCCAAGTCAAAAGCAGTGTTCAATAACCCAGAGCACTATTATGGGCGCCCCGGCGGAAATGGTGAAGCTTCTGGTGGTAACTTTGTCCTTAAACAAATCGATGGAGAAGGTAACTCTGTTGATGAGTGGACGCTGTTCAACGCTTGGATTTCCGATGCAAAGTTTGGTGATAACGATTATGATTCTGAAGAATTGCTGACCGTTGATCTTACAATCAAATATGACTTTGCAAACTACGAGCACAAGCTTCAAGTTGTCAATTCCGACTGGAAAAATAGCGGTGTCCCAATCTCCCAAAACGTCATTCCCGGCAATCCAGAAAAATAAGAAACGAGGTGATTAATGCGAAATAATGTCGACCGGTTCTCGGCGCCTCAGCCAGAGAACCAAAACTCTCCAGCCGCTGCTGTGGAAGCACAGCAATCTGCCGGCACCTTTTCCTTTGCTGCTCCTACAGAATTTGTTAATTTACCAAGTAAAGGAAAGTTCTATCCAGAAGGGCACGTTCTTCATAATGTTGAAACTGTTGAGATTCGTCACATGACGGCAAAAGACGAAGACATTTTAACTTCAGAGGCTCTGATTAAAAAAGGAATTGTGTTGGATCGTCTTTTGCAAAGTGTTTTGATCAACAAGACAATCGATGTTAATGATTTATTGATCGGCGATAAAAATGCTTTACTAATTGCATGTCGAATATATGGCTATGGGCCAGATTATAGCACAACGATAACATGCCCATCATGTCTCAGTACACAAGAATTTGTTTTTAACATAAATGAGTGGCAAGAAAAGGAAATAAATTTAGAAATCAAACAAACTCCTTCATGCACCTTTATCGTTGAGGCGCCTCTAAGTAAAGTTTCTATCGAGTTTGGACTTCTTAATACTAAAGGCGTTGAGGCTATAGAGAAAATTGGGGAAAGAAATAAAAAGTTAAATCTACCATCTTCAACTGCGACTGATTTCCTGCTAGCTATAATTAAATCTGTTAATGGTTATGATGATAAAGTTTCAATTCAAAATTTTATTAATAATG